GCCGTTTATCCACACATGCCGCCAATTCTGCCCCGTCAGCTTCTTTTCAAAAAACAAAACGGGTTCTTCGCCCTCGGCAACGGTGAACGTGTCTAACAGCGTAGGTGTTTTACGGAGCTGTACACCGCCGCCGATTTTGGTTTGCCCTGCCAATAGGTACAGATTGTTGTTTTCCAGCTTTAAATCTGTCGGGGTTTTTGCAATCATTTGACCCAACACGTCGGCTTGGTCGCGGAATGCTTCATTGACGCCTGTTTCCAATTCTTGGATTGCCGCTGTGATGACCTTGTTTTGCACGGGATTTTCCGAGGTTTCAGACATTTCCGCGTCAACCGTCACAGGCGGCGCAAGCAGGGTGCGCGGGATTTGCCGCGTTTCGCCGTCTTGCACAATGACCGCAATGTCGGAATCCGTTACTGCGGTCGCTTTGGGTAGTTGTGTGATTTTTGCCATGTTGTTTCCCTCCTAATGTTCTATATTTCTCGCCACGGCTGCCATTCACCGTTTAACGGATAAGAACGTATAAACATCTTATTGCCCGCTGTAAATGCTGTAATTCGCTGTAAAACGAACGCACCATACGAAAATACTTCAAGGATTCCAACCGCATACACAGGGGCATTTGTACCATTATTCGCATAAATGTACACGCCTGTTTCCTGTATTCCGTTTAAATCTTCGTCTTTAACCGTACTGCGAACAAAGCCCTGCACATTGTAACCGTTCATAAGAATGTTTCCGTCACAGACATCTAATGCGCCTTGCGGTTCTGCAGTATTTATACCGATTTTTTTGTCGCGGAACGACACAAGCGGTATACCTTTATTCAAAGGCAGATAAACATTGTCTTCTGACAAACGGTCTGCAACATGGATTTCTACAGTATATTGCAGATTCGGGTCAAATTTAATTTCTTTGCCCTCTGTATCAGACAGCGCAAGTGTTTCATATGAAAATCCTCTAACTTCTTCTTCAACAATTGGTACATACCAATCAGACCAAAACCCGTTGCTTGGCCTATAACGTATTTTTACGGATACAAGCCAGTTACAAGATTCTGAACCTTGCGAATCTTTTACCTGCAGCGGCTCGTTATTTTCCGCACAAAGCACATCTCCCGTTTCCTCACGTAAAAATGTATCAGACAAGTCGTCTATAAAGGATATATCACCCGAAAATGATAATTGCACGGTAGATTCGACTTCATTTTTACGTCGGATAGAAAACTTTGTAATAGAAATATCCGTATAATCTATAACTGTAATGGTCTTCTCAATTGCCGTTGCATACCCTCGGCTGTCTATCGCCTCTACCGTCAATTTCACATCGCCCGCATCGTTTATCTTACCGAAATTTATATCGGTTTCCGTAAATTCTTTACGGGTCTCTCCAACGGTCACACGGTATGATGAAACAGAGGCGTAATTTTGTGCTACAGCGGTATCCAAGGATAAATGCAAATCGGAATACCCTTTAATGTAAAATTTATCGTTCTCGGTTACATCTACCGTTTTTGTATTGCAGTCATTATGTGTAAAACCCGAAAAATGCGGTGCAGAATACTCCGAAGACGTTTTGATTACGGCTTCTTTTACCGATGTATTTCCGATTTTTGTTGTACCGCTGTATGTAGTCAACTGAAAACGTGCTGTAATTTCTTTTTTTGACCGCATATAACGGAGAATAATTTGTTGCTGTTCGGACGTCAAAACAATGGATTTATTGATTGTGCCGTTGCTCGCGGTTAAATCATCTATTGTCAAAACATGAAAGTTTTCACCGTCTTTGATTTCAAGACTGTGCGTGTAGTTTGCATACACAGTCAGATTCATATTCAGAACGGGATTCTCGGCGTCAATCTGCAAATCCGATACGGAATTTAAAACAGAACCGCCAAGCGTCTTCACCGTGCGAATATCTGAATATCCGTCCACTTGGTTGCTTTGTTTTCTTGCACAGACTTGCAGTCTGTATGTACCATTCGGAACAAGTCCGCGAATTGTACAAGAAGCCGAAACTGCTGAAACTGTAGAAAATTTCACCCAGCTCGCGCCACCGTCTAAACTGTACCACCAAGCATTACATTGCGCATCCGTTTGCACCGTCGTTTTAAATGTATTCTCCGTAATGTCGGAAACAGACAAAGAGACTCTCGGTGCGGTGCGGTCTATATGTGTCAGGTCAACTTTAAAAGAAGTTTCCCCAAAAGACATGTTGGAATTGGATGTATCTGCACGCGCTGAAATTCTTCCGCTCCAATCCCCGTTTGCATCGTGTGTCAGCGTCACTCGTCTTTTATCACCGATTGTAGTATATGAGTTATACGTTATCTTTTGGCTGTGCGTAATACTCGAAGAAACATCGTCGCCGTTCACACCGATATGAAGCGTACCAGCACCCTCAGTCGTATATCCTGTATTGGTACGCCACATTTGAACAAAGATGTCCGCAACCGTCTGATTTCCGATTATGCTTTGAGACACTTCCTGCACAACAATGCGGGCACGGACATATGTACCTGTTACAATATCCTGTGAATAAAATGTCTGCACGACTTCACTCCTCCACATTATCCAAGAAAACTAAATTACTGCCCAAAAGCACACCGTCATTGATATGCGGTAAAAGCCGTACCCTACCGCATTCAATCTGATTGCTTTTTACTTTTGTAAAGATACTTTCATCTCCGTTGATTGTAAGAATCTGCATAGCACCGTACCAAACCGAAAACGCGCCTGGCGTAATATGTGAAACATATTTTGTATTCGGGTCTGAAACCTCAATACCGTATGCGTTGATTTTTTTTACAATCAAATTGCTGTCTTTCGTAAATCCGCCAATCCAATCCGGCTTGCCATTGTTCCATCCGCTGTTTGTAACTGCGAAACCGTCTGCCGTATATGTATAAATCGTTTTACTTTTCTCAAGCGTTGACTCATCGTGCATATAATACTTCACAGAACCGTCAGGCATAGTTTCTGTCGAAGTGTACACGCCGAGGGAATTTGCAATTGTTTTGTTAAACTCAATAACGGACTGCAAACTGCTGTTCATCGTCTCGTTTAAGGATTGCTTTATACTGTTAATGATAACGGATTCCCGTTTTGTCAACGGATTTGCTGACGCATAGCCGTTCTGTGTCTCGGTTTCTCCCTGTCCTTGCACCTCTGTGCCGCCGTTTAAAGTAAATGTGATATTGGTTACAATCGTTTCATGCGAAACGCCGTTTTTATCCACATATGTAAGCATATCCAACGGAAAAAGATACGGCATTGACTTTGCGGTACATTTATAAGGACGGTATGTAAATCCGCCGACCTCTTGGTAAACCGCTTCGCAAACAGATTGATAATCGCCCTGCACAAGGGCGTTACCCTCAATTTTGAACGCATAAGCATCATCACCGCTTAAATATACATTCCCGTCAGAATCGACAATCTCCACACCGCTGATAAGAATATCATTTTCAAGCATATCCGAAGAATACCGTTCGGTAGGCGCGATTGTTTCGCCCGTTGGCGCATACCACTGCAAGCAAAGCGACCCTTCCCAATTTATAAAAGCGCAGGTCGCTGTAAGCTCCGCAATCCACTGAATGATTTGTCTGTAGGTTGTATCCGCCGAGGGGGCACGTTGAATCTGATAGTTAAAATTCGGTTTGCCGCCTATATCTGTTTTCAGAGGTACATTACAAATTTTGCACGTGTCCTCTAACAGCTTTTTAACTGTTAGAGGAAACATAAACAACGTCCAGTCTACTTCTTTATCAAACAATACCATACGGTCAAAAGCGGACAGACTTACGGTTGATAAAGCCCTTGCAGGCGCATCTACCGTGAAATATCCGACAGTCACAGGGTGCAACGGCGCATCATCATTTTCACGGACGGCAATGCGCGCAAACAGTTCTGCGCCCTCAAAACGGATACCGTCAAATCTACCGTCTGAATTATTCAATTCTAAAGACAGTTCGGACGCAACCGCCGCACCAAGCTCAATTTTCGAACCTGTTACGGAAGCACGGTCAAAGGTAAATCCGCCCAAAGCAATATCCTTATCTGTCAGCACAAAGGTTTCATCTGCCGTGTGCACCTGAATTTCCGCTGTCTGCCGATAATTCTGTAAAAACAGACTGCGTGTCTCATCGGTTATCGGAAACATTGTGACCCATCCCTTTTTATTAAATTAAACGATACATTGCTCCACCGTCCGATTTTCGCATTATACAAAGGCGCGGAACGGTCACCTACATAGAATACAGATGTTGTGTATCCGCCATGTAAAGCGTCGAGATATTCTACCGTGACATATTCGGGATTAAACTGCCGCAAAATATGTGCCGCTTCTTCAATCGTAATGTTGTCCCACGAAAGCTCAATCCCGATAACCTGTCCAATACGGTTTTTATCCATTAAACCCGCCTCGGTACGTCCTGCATTTTTATTGGAAACATCCTCTAATTTCCACTGATATGCAGAGGGGCATTTCACAGCCTTTCCGTCAACAGATTTTATCGGATTATAATTCATAACTGTAAAACACCCCTTTCTTATATGCCGACAGGCACAACGGTTTTACCGTATTTACGGTTCGCACGGCTCTGTGCCTTTGTAATGGTAGATACATTGATTTCGTTGCCGGATTCTTTTTCCAACAACTGCCGAAGCAAACGGTTCTGCTCACGCAAAAGTGCATTTTGCTCTTGGTTTGCAGCATATACGCCGTTCTGAATACCTGAAACGATTTGGTCGTTATTGGCAACGGCAGAACGATTCCCGATTGTACCGACCATTTCAGGACCTGCCTCTCGCGCAATAAACATTTCACCCGTTTGCGGAAAACCGCCTTCAGCTAAACGAGGAATTGCAAGTAATTCAATTTTTGCAATGCTCACGCCGGGTATTTTATTTATAATATCTATTGCGCCATTCAGCATTTTTATAAAGCCATTTATTACCCACTCTATACCGCCAAGAACACCGTTAATTACACTCTTAAAAAGATTAGAAACAAAATTCACTACCGTTGTACCAACATTCTTAAAAATCTCACAAGCTTTATCTTTCAGCCAAACAATTTTATCCCATATCGGCTTAATAATATGGTCATAAACCCACACACCTATGGATTTAAAAAATGCGCCTATTGGTTTAAGTACAACATCATAGAACCAAGTCGCTGCTTTTTTTAGCGGTTGTATTATAAATTGCTGAACAAAGTCAATAATCGGAACAATCACATATGTATAGAAAGCTGTTCCAAGTGCCACAAATATTTCTGCAATTTTTTTGAATATTTCCCACACTTTTTCTACAATAGACCATATCGCTGTACCAATACCAACCACAATATCCTTCACATTTTGATATATCGCCGTAAGTACGCTCCATACAGCATCAAAAACCGGTGTGAAGAAATCAATCACAGGCTGAATAACATTGTCCCAAACCCAAGTACTGACACTGCTTAGGAATTCACTTATCGGGGAAATGATAGTGTCGTAAAACCAAGTGCATATATTCGAGAAAAAGTTCTTTATAGATTCGCCGAAATTTTGTGCCAAATATATTCCGAAGTCTGTAAGCAACCCCACCGCCAATCCAATCAACGCGCCGATTCCTGCACCTATCGGACCACCAAGCGAACCAACTATTGCACCAATTCCCGCCCCCGCAAGAGTAGAGCCAATTGGAATTAGCAATGCAGACAAGGTATCCAAACCATTCTTGATTGCATCATAAACACCAATAACAAACATCGGAACACCTGCTATAATTGCGCCGATACTACCACCAATCAAAGCATCTCCAAGAGCCTGACCAATCATAGCACCCCCGGCAATAATAGAGACGCCGCCACCCAAGATTTCCCCAAAATTCACGCCGCTGAGTCCCTCTTTGATTGTACTTATAATTCCGTCGGCTTCAACGGCAACGCCAGTAACCGCTAATGTAACTCCAAGCGTAATGAGACCGGCCTTTCCTTTCGTTGAGGATAGTATTTCTTTCAAACCGCCCGCTTCTTTAATCGCAACGCCTAAATCACAGATAAAACTTGTTAATTTCCAAGTTTCAAAGCCTAACGAAACAAGACCAATAATCTTAAGGATTTCGCGAAGTTTTTCCTTAAAAGGTTCCAAATCGGGCATTTGAATATTGGACAGGAAATCGTAATCGTACTGACTCAAATCCATACCAAAGGTGGGGTCATACCCACCACCGAGTGCGGATGAACCTACGGACTGGGAATCAGAGCTGTCGCCGATTATGTTGATTTCATCCATACCGAGCAAAGATTTTTTGAGCTCTTTCGCCTTATCCGCGGCACTGCCCAAACCGTCTGTTAAATCATCCACAGCCCCAACGCCGCCTCCGATTACATCGGAATAATCAATTTCAGGAAGTTCATACCCTAAAAACCCTGCCAGAGACTGCGCGGCGGCGATAATCATCTGAATCAACGCCTGAAACCAAGGAATTACTTTAACAGCAACTACGCTTACAACCTGCCCCATTGCCCTTTTACAGCGTTCCCACTGTTCATGCAAAATTCGTAAGGCATTTGCGGGCGTAGTAATCGTACGTGCCAAATCGCCTTGTGCATTGGCTGTCTGTTCCATAATCGACACATATCGAAGCGTTGCTTTTTGTGCCTCTGTCATTTTGGAAGTGGAAAGGTCTATTCCATGGGCTAAAGCAGTTTCTTTTAAGTTTGCTACAGATATATTCACGCCCCAAACTTTAAGACCTTTAATTTGCCCGGACATACCGCTCTGTAACTTTTGGAATGCCGTTTCAGCATCTACATTCCAAAGAGAGGAAAGGTCGTAGGCCAACTGTGTAAGGTTTTTGCTCATGCGGTTTGCGGATTCGGAAGCAATGCCGTACCCTTCTGCCAGCTGATTGAACGCGCCTTGATAAGAAACCCATTCTGTAACATCAATTCCCATTACAGACTCTACCGTTCGTGCATATTTAAGCGCTTCTTCGGTTGAATTGCCCATAGCAACATTAAAAAGGTTTAACGCTTCCACATAATCGTTGGATTTGTTGAACCAGCTACTGAGGGTTTCGGAAATCCTTTGAAATACCGCAACTGACCGTTTGCTTTTTACCGCAAAAGAGGAAAACGCCGTAGTCATCTTCTTCGTACCGCTCGCGCCGTCGTTCATCTTGCCTTGGAATTTCGACAGCGTTTTTTGCAGTTTTGAAAGTCCGTCCTCAGCAGATTTCGTATCGGAATCCGCTTTAATGAGGATGGTATCCGTCACAATATCAGCCATTGTCTACCTCCTTTCCCTTCGCCTTTCGGGCATTAAACTGAATCGCAAAAGCGTTCATTTTCGCCGCCTTTTTTTCAAATTCGGATTTTTCCCGCCTTGCGCGTCTTTTTTCAATTTCCGCTTGTGTAATTGCATAAGGTTCTTCCGCATACGGAAGCGGTTTTGTACCACCCTTTGCAAACGCGTGCAGTACAGGTGATACGTCGCAAAGTGCCTCGTAAACATACATCCCTTGTAACCACATCCGCTCATTATCACGTTTTTTCTGCAATTCATGAGCTTCTCGAAAATATTTCACCAAACAGCAATTCTCGTTCCAATATTGCTCATAGGTCATACCTATAGACAAATAAAACGGTAAGTGAGAATAAAACTGCTCTGTATACGAAATATAGGGGGCAAAATCTGTTGATTCGCCCCCTATAAAGGGCTGAGAGTCACTTACCAGCTCGCGCCCCACTCCAGGTTTCCCTCATCTTCCTCCGGGTCATCCATAAGTGCGATAAGCGGCTCGGCATACATTTCGGAAAGCTTATCAATCAGCTCTTCCTTATTCTTCAGACGAGCAAAGATTTCTTCGATAACATCCTGTTTTACAAAACGATGATGCGCCAAGAATGCCCCCGCGAACAATGCGGGCAACATCGTGACGGGTTTATCGGAAAATTCAGAAATCTTAAATCCTCTGCTTTCCATCGTTTTAATAGATTTCCGAGTGAATTCAAGCGTATATGTAACGTCCTCAAACGTAATATTGATTGTCTTAGCCATAATAAAACGCCTCCTTTACGCGCCCATTTCAATTGCAGAAGACGGTGCGACTGATACAGTCATACCGACAACTTCATTCACACCGCCGCCGGTAATAAACGCGGAAACATAACCCTTGAAATTAAATTTCCCATTTTCGCCTGTCGGTGCAACCTGCCCATTTGACTCCGTACCGCCGAACCAAACCGAAAGCTCCATTTCTTGCTCTTCGAGCGCCTTGAGCTTTTCATAATCCGTTTTGGTGTAATTGGCGGTAAATTCAAGCGCATCCAGGCTTTGAATACCGGGGATATAGGTTTGCATCTTATCGGAAAGCGTTGTGGTTTCCAACATCTCCGGAGAGCCGCCGAGGTCGGGGAAATCCTTGATGTCCACAAGCTTTTCATAAGCTTCTGCCGTCTTTTTCATAAGAAATACTTTGTAAGTAGAAATAGCCATTTGTTACCTCCTGTATATGGTCGAATCTTTGGACACAATCGCCGTATACCGTGCAAACAGGCGAAATTGCGTCACATCATCTAATTGTATCGGTTGTTTGGTGGTGCGGGTAAAGCCCACACCTAAAAAGAAATCATCAATTACCGCGAGAATCTCTTTGCATTCAGACTTTTTTCCGCTTTGTTTATTGGAATACACGTTAACATCGTACACAAGTTCCACGTGATTTTCATTGCTTCCGCTGTCCTGCGTGCGAACAAGCGGAAAATTGTCGCTTTCTTCAATACAAACGCAAGGAAATGCAGACGGCGCAAGCACGGTTGCACCGTATACGGTAAAATCTGAGCCAAATCGACTGCGAAGAATCTCGGCGGCTTTGGTGAAAAGTTCGTTTTCAATATCAATCATTCAACAAAACACCTCTTTTGCAATCTTTTGAATCTCCGCTTTCATATCCTTAGCCGCGTAATACATCGCTTTTGCAGGCGGATTACCGAATGTGCGATAAATGCCATTGCGAATCGGTTGCCCGGCATTGCCCTGCTCCCCAACATAGACCCATCCTTTTTCGTTTGCGCCTTTTCCGTCACCGTACTGCCCGTGTGCAAAACCAAATTCCGATGATTGCGGATGTTCTGGGTTCAGTACGCCTGTACCGAATTCAATAAACAGAACAGCCTGACCTTTCGCAACTACGGAATACCCTGTAACCGTCTTTTCCACACTGACCTCTGTATCGTTTGTGCCTGCATACATTGCATTTGTAAACTCTACACGTGCACGGTATGCGCCGAGCGTTGAAAGACGTTCTAAAAACAAATTCACCTTGTTTTGCAAATCGGTCTTGTAACTGCCTATCTGTGAAATTACCTTGTCGAGATTGAAAACTGTAATTTTCATAATACCTCCACACGACTGACAGCATAGGAAATGCTGTTTTGAGACCGTGCGACCTTTTTCACAATGTAGTCAAACCGAACGTCTTTAACCTGTAAAGGTGTATCAGCTTCCGTACAAAGCGGTTTGCCGTATTCATCCTGTAAAACCGTGTCGGACAGATTGTCGATAAACAATACGCTTTGCTCGTCAATCGGACACTGCATATCGTCTGTGACAATCACCTTGTCATACTGCACAGAATTGCCGAATTGCTCGGTCTGTGTACTGCCGTTTGCAGGCGAAATATTGGCGCACATCAAAGCGGGCGCGCTGTACACCGTTTCGTATTCGCCGCATTCATTGCCGTATTCGTCCAAAATCGGTTCTTTGCCGAGATAAAGCGCATAGAAAAACGCAGTCTTATTTCTGTTCAAGCATTTCATCGTCTACCGTCCTTTGCTTTGGAATACAGATACAAACGGAACGACGTTTTTCAGCATAGATTCGGGGACACTCGCGCTTTCATAGGAACGGTTAACGCCGTTTTCGTTATGCGAGGTCTGCCCCTCTGCGCCGCGTTTATTGAACAGATAACAGGCAATTTCGACTTGCAGATAGTGATATTTCGCGGGTACATCCAATCTGTTAGGCGCAAACGGATAACATCTATTGCAAATCTTTTCGCCTGCCGCCGCAAGGTAGCAAGACAGCATAACGTCATCCGATTCACCTGTCATTTTTCTTAACATTGCAAGCTTCTGTTCGTCCGTCATACTGCCTCACCGTCCTTTTTATGGATTAAGCGGATGCGCCGAGCTCGATTTTGACAGCCTTCGTAGCATCCGTCAGCGCGGCAAGATAATATTTGCGCGAGAAAATCGTATTCAAGCGCTTATTCGCCGCAACTTCGGAACGATTGTGTCCGACAATCTGCTCCACCTCTGTACCTTTCTTCAGGAACAGCGTGACCGCTTCTTTGGTCGCAACAATGATTTCTTTTGCGGTTGCGTTCTTTTTGGTATAGAGATTTACACCGCCGACTGTGCCGACATAGCCTGCTCTCGCGAATGCTTCGATATACTTCAAATCATCCTTAAGTGCCTTACGCACCGCCGCCATATCGGTCGGACAGACGAAGCCGAAGGTGTGAACCCCTTCCAAATTCTCAAGGTTCAGCGACGCCTGTGCGTCCACAAACGCATCAAAGTTCGGCGTAGCTGATTGAACGCTTAACGTAGCCTTTTTAAACTCCGCAAAAGCATCTCTATTTACGGTGTTGAACATATCTGTGCCCATATGCTTTGTGCCGACGGGTACAAGCATCGGGTCTGTCATGGCTTCCTCATCGTAATACTCGAAACGGTTCTGCGCCAAAAGGATGCGGTATTCCTTGGTTGTGTGGCTAACCTCAATACTCTTGGTATTGCCTTCGCCCATCGCCAGTTTTTCCGTCCCGTCCGTCGCTTCGTAGACATTGATTTTACGAAGCATACCGGGCGTAACCTCAAGCGACGTGTCGACTGTGCAGAACTGCTGCAAGTCAAGATGAGAATTGAACTGGTCTTCAATCTCGTTCGACAGATAAAAGTTGTCATAAATTGTGTGTGCCATTATGTATTACCTCCATATAAATTTTTGTATTCTTCGGGATGCTGTTCCGAAAAGGAATAGCGCTCCTGTACGGACATTTTTCTGAAATCCTCTAAGGTAACTGCATTATCCCCGACACTGCCTGCCTGCGGTCTCGGCGTGCCTTTCAGCAAATCCGCCTCAAAGGCTTTGTCGTGCGCTTCCAAGAATTTTTTCTGATTCTGGAACACTTTTTCTGCTTCGCCGTTTACAAGCGCCGACGCAGTTTCCTCGGCAAGCGATTCCGCATAACCGAGCGCGAGAAAACGCGCCTTATGCCCCGCGATTGTTTTTTCTTTTTGCATTTCTGCAACCTGATTACGAAGCGTTTCAAGCTCTTCGGCATTCGCCTGCTTCTGCCGTTCATCCTCAGACAAAAGCGCATTGTGCTTGCGTTTCCACTCCGCTACTTCGGAATTGGCTTTGGAAGCCTGATTTCTGTACTTTTCAGCATCAGCGGCGTGGTCTTCGTATTCAAACGATTCCAGCGCGGCAAGCTTCTGTTCGGGGGTCATCTCGCTGTACCCCTCAATTGCGGTTGTGTCGATTTTCGCCATAAAATTACCTCCTGCGTTTTATAAGGCAGTTCACTCTGCACTGTGTTCCGTTTTTGGTCGGGTTGTCTCCCGCTTGCGTTTTCAAGAGTTCACTCTCCATATATCAGTCCAAAGGCACAAGGATGCATCTGCACCCGATATGCGGTTTGGGCGGAATATCCTCAATATCGTAAATTTTGCCGTCGCGCGCGGCACACACCTTGCAACGGCGGTCATCGGGTGTTGTAACCCATTGCAGCCGCGTTTCGCCGTTGTCCTTGTATGCCTGTAACACGGCTTTGTCGGTAACGGTCAGCGCATATTGCCGTGCCATTGCCGAAAACAGGCGCAGCGCCGTATCAATTTCGACTGACTTATTCTCGCTTGCCACAAGGCTCTCAAACAGCCGCGCACGCTTTCTTTCAACCTCATTGACATACACATATTTCGTCACAGGGTCAAAAGATTGTAAAATTTCAAACAGCCACAAGCCGTTTATTTCCGTAGTTTTTTCGACGGAATTTTCATTGTAGACATATTCTGCAAGAATCAAAAGAAACTGCCGTACAAACTCATCCGCTTCATCGTACACTGACCGCACATATTGCAGTGTATAACCTTCATCAGAAGTATTTAATGATTTTAAATGGCTGAAAACTTCAATCAGTTTTTTATTAAGAATGGAAATGATTGTATCGGTAAATTCATACATTTTCCGCACCGTTTTCTGCTTTCGAATTATTTATCTCTGATTTTTGGGTGTTCGCCGCACGCGCTGCGAACTGCTCCAACTCCCGTTCGGTTTCCTTGCGTTTTTTCTCTGCGTACAGCATACTTTCCGTATATGCAAGCCCAGGGTCTGCAAACATCCCGCTGTGCTCAAAAGCAAGGCGCGGATGAATTTTGTCGTTCGCAAGCATTGTGGTTAAGACCTGTGTCTTTTCCTGAATATTCTCATAATTTCGGCGCGTGAATCTGATTTCAATGTCAGACAGGTTTAAATTCATATTCCGCAGAGAATTTGTGAAGCGAATCAATAACCGCAAAAACTGTTTTTCGGACTGTTTGAACATCAGTTCCGTATTTTTCGCATAGGCTTCCGCCGCCTGCCAACCGTCACGCATAATCACTGCCGCGCCCGTGTCACTGGTGGAAGTCCCGCCGTTGCGGTTCGGCATTTCGCAGACCGTAAGTACACGCTGGTACAAATAATCCACAAACGACTGTGTCTGCGTTTGATTCAGTTCCTGCGTCAGATACTTCACATCGCCGTTCTCGGGCACTTTAATACCGCCCTGTTCGCGGAGCACTGCAAACTGTTCATCTTCAATATCCACGTTTTTAAACATCAGAAGCGCCTGTATAAACTGCTCTACGCCGTCCATTCGGTTCGAGGACAATTCATTGAGCGCATCCAAAATCGGCAAAACCGTTTCAAACGCACCGAGCCGCGCCGTATTGGCGGGGTACTCTATAATCGGCACACAACCGCAAATATGATTTTTCGCTTTGACGGATTTAACGCCGTTATCCTGAATCTCAAAAAAGCGGTTTTTTGTATATACACTGTACACCGTGGAATTGTCCGATTTTGTAACGTAAGTTACGCCCATCACAGGCTTATTCCCCAGCCCGTTGTGATACACAACAAAGGTATTGCGCGGGTCAAGCGTATAGATTTCAAACGGCGCTTCGTCCTTTTCGTCTTTCTTGTCGGGCAGAATCATACGGAACGAAGTACCGCAAATCGTGAACCAATCCGCCAGCTCTTTATCCCGCACCGCCTTATCTTCCGAAAATACAAAGCTGTTCAGCTGATTGATAGCATCAGACGCGCTTTCTGCACCGCGATTCACGTATTGCACAGGCTCGCCCATCAGATACCCGACCTTAAAGGAAACAATATGATTCGCGTTGTTTTCCACGAGCTTATTGTTAATTTCAGGGCGTACCTCTTTTACACGGTTCAAAATCGGCTGATTGCCTTTGTAGTAGTTGTAAAGATACTGAATATCCGCTCGGTTTCTGCGGTGCGTCTGCAACGCATTTTCAAGAACCGCAACCACATTGGATTTATTGATTTTTTCAACGTCCGTATATATGACCTGCCGTCCGCACATCGTTCTGCCTGCGTTCATCCCGCACCTCCTTAAAACAAAAAAACAGGGGCTATGCGTATCATACACATAGCCCCTGTCGGCTGTATCCCTCTATCCCGTTATAGAGGTCTTCGTTTTCATTTTTCGTTGAATCTCTACGACAACCAGCTTGCCGTGTTCGCGTTTTAACTCCACCGTATTGCCGCGTTTCAAAATGCTCAAAATCATTTCAACGGTTTCAGCGGAAAACAGCAACGCCTTGCTCTCCTCTTTCGACATACTGCTCGAATCCCTCCGAATTTACAAAAAACAATATATCCGTATATGTATATTATACCATATACAGTGTATTAAGTCAACTATTTATACAATATATATGATATAAATTAAAACATTCGTTTAAATACTTCGCACTTTCTCGACGGACTGCGCACCATTGAAATTGCCATCGACAAGCTGTCGGGCGCATCATCGTTTTTGTTTTTGGCGAACATCTTATAGCTGAACACATTTTGCATAAACAAGCTGTATTCCTTACCGCGTTTGCCCGATTCGCGGAATATCATCATTTCCCGAATGTCGGGAGCTTTGTCGAAAATACGCTGATACTTCGCCTTGTCAGGCGGCGCGGCTTTCGTTGTCAGATTGATTCGAATATCTTCTTTCTTTAACAGTTCCCCGACGCCGTCCTTATAGCCTTCCGTGGATTTATTCGCTTCAATCTGCATTGCCTGTACGCCGTAATCCTTGACGGCTTTCGCAAGAAGCGGCTGTGTAATGCGCTTATCCCCACTGTCATACACAACATCGTGTACGTAAATATCGTCCCCGTATTGAAAACAAACAGGTGCGGCAACAAAATCTCCGCCGCCGAAAGCAGGGTCAACCGCCATAAACACACGGTCAGGCTCACCCTCGGGCAATACACCGTTGTAATATCGAAATTCCCCGGGAGAAAACAGCGCGCCGTCACGTTCAATCGGTTCGCCCATATACTGTGCAGTCCAAGAAGCCATATCGTTGTTTCGCTCAAACGATGCACGGCGCTGGCGGTAATAGTCTGTATTGAATCCCACACCGTAAGCATAATCGAAGTTGCTCTCGTCGTTTTCATCCAATGCAGGCAGATTGATAATTTTATATCGCCGATTTTTAAACCGTTTATCATTTTGCAAAAGCTCCATACGCAGTCCCGCAGGGTCAATCATCGACCACCGCGTACCGCACCATAGGATTTTTGCATTTTCTTTTGCACGCGTCAGTAAGTTATTATCCACCTTGCTCCACGCCGCAAGCAATCTGTCCTTATTCAACGCTTCCTCAATGCCGCCGATAAGGTCATCTGAAATCAAAAAACCGTTACAGTCGCACGCACCGTTCAATGTACCGTACAGCGAACGGCACGTAAGCGACGGGTAGCGTTTTCGGCGGTCAACATTGATTGTTTCGTCCTGCGCATTTGTCTGCACAATCTTTGCTTCAGGGAACACATCTTTCCACAGATATGTAACAGGGTCTGTAACAATTTCCAGTACGCCGTTGTAAAAGGCTTTGGTAATCGTGTCAGAATATGCGGAGTACAGATTCGAGGCTTCGCTGTTGCGCCCGATAAGCCACGTCACAAAAAACATAAGCATAGAGGTTTTCCCGATTCGCGGCGGCTCGGACAAAAACAGTTCGTCTAATTCGCCGTCTGTCAAAGCCTGCAAAGCGTCCGCAACCGTCTTCAGCACCTTTCTGCGCGGCTGGTAAAACCGCTCTGCGGGCTTTCTGTCAATCTCCATATACAAAAGATAGCTGTCGAAATTGTGCGGCGCGTCAAACAGCAGACTGCGGCGGTACAGTTCGAAAAACGCCGATATGTTTTGCCGCAGCTGAATCGCCGCAGTTACCCTTGACCGCAATTTCGCATTCGTTTCGTGTGCAAGTGAAAAATCTTCCTGCTCTATATTGCGGCAAATCTCAAAAAGGTCTTTATATGCCACAATGTCACAGGGGTCTTTTTCTATTTTTGAAAAAATTTTGGAAATCAATATTTTGCTGTTTGACATAATCATTCCTCACACTTCAATAATTGAAATCCCCGGTACGATTTCTTTAATTCCGCGAAGTGCTGCCGCCGCTTTTTTCATAAAGCTGTTTTCACTTAGATACTCCATACCTTTTAACGTAATGCGCGGATACACAGGCTCAACAATATGCGGAAATTTATCGGACATCTTTTGTGTATATACCACGCCATCAACATATCCGTTCCGTTGCAGCTCTATCAGCAATTGCTCCCAATCCGCGTATGCGATTTTCAATGTGTCCGCACTGATTGCCGCGTCATCAAAAGTTTCATCGCCCTTTCGTCTGTCTAAAACACACAATATTTTGTAAATCGCCTTAAAATTGTCCATCTTGATTCCTCTATTCAAATTTAAACGATACTTCCGAAAATTTCCCCACTCAGTTTCAGAGTTTCGCCGACTTTCTTCATTGTTTTGTTTTCCTCTACATATTCGATTCCATCCAGAGTAATCGCCACGCGGTCAATATCCGCTATCTTCGGGAAACGGTCAGAAAGTGTCTGTACATAAATAACCCCCTCAACATACCCTTTCTTTTGCAGCATAATCATCAGTTGTTCCCACTCGGGATAGGACATTTTCAATTTCTTTGCGGAAATCAAATCATTGTCAAAATCTGCCTGCCCCGCATACTTCATCAGCGTCGCCAAAATACGGTAGATGTTCTTTGTTTTCATATTGATTCCTCCTAAAAATATAAAAAGGACTAAAAGCGGATTGCTCCGCCCTTAGTCCCTGTTGACTGTTTACTTTCACCCGATTGTGAAAGCCGATATTCACTTTTATTTTATCTACTCTGCAATAACCTTATTTCTCCCTATTTAAAATTCACCATTATTTCGTTATAGAGTTTGCTACCCTTAGTTATTGTACCTTCCCACAAACGCCCGTTATTGTAAATCAGTCGAGCAAGCTGCGTATTGGAAAACTCTGTATGAGTATGTCCAACCGTTCGTTCTCTGCCGGACATACCTCCGACTACCGCGCCTGCATCTCCAAACAATGCGCCACCAAGCAAGAACCCTGTTATTGAGGCGTTGTGTTTGGTGCGAGAGAGATATACTTGCTTAGTGTCATCGCCCAAATAGAGCAACCCCACCACATAAGGATTTTTGTTGGCAAGCGATACCCCGAAATCAGTATTCGGCGCTATTTCAAATAATGCAGATAAACAAGTATCCCACCATTTATCTTTTGCCCGAATGAACCCATCGGCATAAGATATAACTCGTATATTGCACGACGTTTCACCGCGCTCAACAAAAAATTCCATTTTAAAGCTACCTACAGATAATTTATACCTTGCTGAAATATACCCTCGTCGGGCATCTACACTCTTGACTCGCCCTATTTTTTCAATCATCCTTTCCAATAAGCTCATGGTTTCCTGAAAAGGAAACGGCGAAACCAAGCAGTATGTAGTAGTACTCATTAAACTTCCTCCCAATTCATTAAATCGATGTTGCTTAAATAATAAAGATAATCGTTCGCAATCTTTGGCACTTCTACAAGCGACATATAGGTGGTTAAAACCACTTGATTCATTAGTTCACTCTTAGGTTTAACTGTGATGTCCTCGTTCTTGAAGTACACAGTACAATTATATTCCGAACAAGCGGCGAGGAAGGGAAATAGTTCCTTGCAACCTTCCTTAAACATAAACACAGAGGGAATGGTAAGTGTTTCATTCTCCTTAATCATAGCGAAGTGTGGTACATCCTTGAAACGATTGTGTCTTTCCATACTCAATCCTCTAATATCGGCTCGTGAGACTTTTCAGCTTTTTCTTTGCCGTACTTGTAATTTCCACGATAGGTCTCTTCGTTATTAAGAACCGTCTGAATGGCAGAGTGCTTGAACAGGTTTCCTTTCTTGCTACGGTACCCACGTTTGTTCAACTCCTCGGCAATTCCGATGAGCGTTTTTCCCTCCGCGCGAAGCGAGAAAATCAAACGAACTATCTCTGCTTCTTCCGGAACGATAACAAGATTACCATTGACTGCTCTGTACCCTATAGGAGGTTTACCGCCCGCATAACCGCCCTCACGAGCAGTAGCATATCTCCCCATCGCAGTTCTCAGAGCGATGTTCTCACTCTCTAACTGATTGAAGGAAGAAAGCACACCTATCATTGCACGACCCCACGGAGAACTTGTATCAAGTGTCTCGTTAAGGCTCACGAGGTCAACTTCATTTTTAAGCAAGAACTCCTCGATGATTGAAAGCGTATCTCTCTGCTTTCTCGACAATCTGTCCAATTTATAAATGACAATAGCGTCAACTTCACCTTTCTCAATATCAGAGAGCATCTGTTGTAACGCAGGACGGTCTGTGGTACGACCACTATAACCATTATCTTCGTAGGTACGAATGTACTGCCAACCTTTACTCTCTATACAAGCCTTTGCCATTCTTTCTTGTTCGGGGAGCGAAACCTTTCCGTCTTCCCCCTGTGCATCTGTTGATACCCTTGTGTATATACAAGCTCTTTTCATTTCATACATAATTTGCACATCCTTTACATTTACAATTATATTTTATTTACAATTATTTGTCAAGGCGTTTTCGTATTTTCGCCTTTTTTATTTTTGAGTGTGGTAAAAAGACCCACCCGCCTAGACGCGCGCCGCCTATATCCCCCACGGGGTAGCGCCTACGCCGTTGCAGTTGCCGCCGCGCAAACAGGGTTCAGCCAAACGCCCGAGTCCTTGTGCAAACGCGCTGAAACTTCTCAAAAACTCATTTTTACAATTACTCAAGAAATATTGTAAAAACATATTGGCGATTTACTTTTATATTATATAACAGTAAATATAAATCCAATAAAAACACAGGGCGCACGCTCCCACGACAACCAATCACGAAGCGAACGCCCAAACCGCAACACAATACAAACGGTATCGGTTGCCCTTGTATTATACCACCAAAGCCGATGAAATGCATTTTACGTTGTGCCAACATCCTGATACTATCAACACATTAAAAATCCTGTATGAAGCCCCACATAGTGTCACAGAGAAGCCCGACATCAAGAGTCACCGTACAGAGCCGATGACACATCCCGCAAAGCCCCAAATCCACCAAGAAAGACCGCCGCCGACAGAGCCGGAAGCGGTCTTTTTTTGAATTCTCTGGTCAAATTTTTCTGTTTTTGTCGGTCAGATTTTTTTTGAAAATCGCAAATCAAATTTTTGCGAAATTCACGGTCAAATTTTTCGGTTTTATGCCGTCGCGCTATACTTTTATTCATCGACAACGCTCTCAATGTATCGCTGTTCGATTTCTTCCGTTGCGGTCCCGTCGCCGAGCGGGTTGTTCGGCGTGACAACAACTTCCTGCTTGTCTGTGTAGCCGAAGTTATTTTTCATTAGGAAAATACCTGAAACGGGATTTATTTTTCCGTTCTGCATGTAGTCCGTCATTTGTAGGTCAAGCATTCTGTATGCTTTTTTTATAGCGTTACTGCGGTCAGATTTTTCAACCGTTGCCCATTGCCATATTGTTTTGCGGTCAACACCGACAGCCAAAGCCAAACCCGCAACGGATGGTTTCATATCGTCTTCCGCGCAAATCTGAAAATACTCAATAACACGTGTTTCAATTTGTTCGGAATTTTTAATATCAATGTCCGACAAGTTTGCGAGAGTCAGAGAGTGCTGTAAATACTTTGTATTGTCCCCCGGTTCTGTATGTACCTGCATTTGTTCGGAGCGTTTCGGACGTTTTTTCTTTGCGACCTGTTCCCCGACCTCTTGTAATTGTTCGTTTTTCATAAAATTTCATCCTTTCTTTTGTGCACATTTAAAATTGTCTTTCATTTTATGTAAGACTGTCTTACGCTGAAAAACCTTGAAACCCTTGATTCTACGTGGGGTCTTACAGTCTTACGTAAATTTGCATAGTGTGTAAAGATTTTATATATACGTATACACGTGAAAAAAATCCCCACACGAGACACATACCCCCGTAAGACACGTAAGACATGTAAGACCCTATAAAAATATAATAAAAATAAATTATTATAATTCTATATATATCAAGGAGTTTGAGCGTTTCACATCAATCTGTAAAGCAGTCTTACCTTACAAAAATTTTCGTAAGACTTTTTGTCTGTTTGTAAGACCTTTCCCCGTCAATGTAGCGCAGATTGTTT